TACTCACTTGTTGTTACCTTTCCTTGTTGTTGTTTATGTGTTTTCTGTTGTTGCTGGTTTTCCAAATGTTGCAATGACGGTAAAGCCACCGAATTTGATTTCGGTTTCCTGACCGCATCCGTCGCATTCTCCGTAGAGATGCAGGGTATTGGGATCTGCCAGCATGCAGCGCCGTCCACAATGTTCACAGGTGAACTTGAAGTGGATTTCGCAGCCGATACCCTGTTGTTCATGCTCTTGCATGACCTGTTTGGCCCGCTCCATCAATTGATCTCGCGGGAGATCACCTTCTCTTGGTGGATACATATGTTGTTCCTTTCTAAGTTGTGGGCCACCACTAACGCAGGTTGCCCAGTCTCGGTTCTACCCGCATTCCTCCCCACGTAGGGAGAAATTATTCTTCCGGCTCAGGATGTGGTGGAACGGGATTGCCGTTCAAATCCTGGTATGTGATTTCTTCTTCTCCTACTACCCAATCCAACACTAATCTTGTCTCTTTGGTTTCTTCTACACTCATGTTGTTGTTACTCCTTTGTTGTTGTTTACTTCTGCAATCTCACCCATTTCAAAGATGAGAACTTGAACGCATAGACTCCGAGCACTCGCGCAAAGAAGGCGCGGCGATGGCCGTAGGTCATCATTTGGCTAATGGTCGGATATTTTACTTGCTGATACCTGAATACTTCTCCTATCATTACTTCTCCTTTTGTTGTTGTTCTTAATGAAAGGGGAGGAGCAGTTTCCCACTCCTCCCCAGTTTACCTACGATCTGAGCAGAGATCGCAGGCGACGTGTTTCCCGTTTGGCCAGGGCTCCTCTTTCGTTTTCCCTCTTTTTCGCTTTGGCCAACTTCTTCTCAAGAGATCGCAGATATTTAACTGGAACCTCCTGTCGCTTCTCTCTCGCCTTAATCAACTTCAGCCGCTTGGCTGAAATCCCCGCATGAGGATGCGGCGGCGGCGCTGGAATAGCGCGTTTCGGCTGACCCTTCCAATAAGGGTGCCGCGATTGCCAGCTATCTCGAGCTGGTCTCCGGATCGGCCGCTGACCGATTAGATACTTCATTGCTTTTCTCCTTCTCCGGATCAAACCATTGATCCTTGATGACGTGCCCGATGCGATGGACCTTATCTAGGCTGGCTTCGACTCGGCAAACCTTGCCTTTCAATTGTTCCCACTCTTCTACTTCGAGCACTTCCAGGATGCGGATGATGAATTGGATCCCATATGTTTTAAGGCTCCAACCTCCGAAACTCTGGCTTGCACCTCCGTAGTCCAGTTGAAGAAAGCAGGTCATGATGCCATGATCTTCCTTCCCCAACATAGTTCCTTCAATTACTGCATTCTTTATTTCTGTCTTCATAGTTGTCGTTCTTCTTTTCCTCCTGCTTTTAGTTCTTCCTGACGTTTAATTATCTCTTTGATGTATGGATCTTCACTAACTCGTGCCTCCTCAGAGATGTTGAAGGCAGCGATCCTTTTCAGCCTCCATTCCCGAAGTTGTTTGCCAAATGCTTTGGCAGCATCTTCTGGCAGGCCGCTTTCTATCAGACGGGCGGGAGTGACCTTGAGATCATCGCACTCGTCGCAGCACCGGCCATCATGGGCCAGTGGCAATGGATTGTTGCCTTTGCCTGGCAACTCAATTCCGCACAGGACGCAGACCATACAGTTCCTCCATTGGCGGCGGCCTCTGGCCCTTCTTCAGTTCTCTGAAGCCTTTCGGCATAACCAGCCACCGCTTGTTAAAGAGATTGATGACATCTCCGACGCTGACTGAGCACCGCTCCGGATTGGGCTGGAACTCATTCTGGCCATACTTGAATATCTCACTCAAGATCGGTATAACCAGATCGGTTTGGTGTGGATTACGCGGAATTTCTACTATTCTGATCTTGCCTTCCTGGAAGGCCCACATTTCTACTTTTACTTTCATTGTTGCTTCCTTTCTGTTGTTGTTCTTTGCAGCGTGCTGCAAAACTGATTGAGCACCCGCTCTCTGGGCAGACCTCCGGCCGATTAGACCTTTGCTCTACCCAGAGAGCGAGCGGTCGGACTCGGTTTGCTATCACCTATCCGACTTCAGCTCCGAGGTTTGGCGATTCTCACTATGTTCGTGCCTACGTTGGTTCCTGCCAACGGGCCTTGCTTCATTCCAGCGCGAACTCTGTGATCCAGTCTCTGGATCTAGTCCCTCTGCTGATTAGCCACTCACGGTCCCTAACCTCACCCCAGCTTGCGCTGGGTTAGAAGCCATCGAAGTTCATGTTACCATGAACTCCATGCCGAGCTTCCCTCCTTCGAGGATCACTCGATAGACTTATGAGCAATAGCGGGGAATCTCTTCCCACTCTCCGCCCTAACTCGCTACCTGCGATTATCTCCACAAGGGTTTCCCTGCTTAACACTGTGATACTTCTACCACAGCAGCAGGTCCCTCTCCGGTGACTGAGACTTCTCACCACGCTTACTTGTAGGGGTATCTAATAGTCTAGGCTGGAGATGTGCCAACACACAGTTCTCCTTCTCAGGTCTTGCTATCGACCACCATGCACTACTTAGATGATGCCTACTTTTCAACGCGGTTGTCCTCACCGCGATTTCCACGCAGGTCTATTAGCTGGCCTTCCGGCCAACCCCTTGGAATATAATATTCCAAGTTCATTTTCTAAAAAACATGACGCTCGAATATATCGAGAGTCTCTCTACCCTATGGAATTAAAATTGGCTGAATTTATTGGGTATATACACCGCGGTTACACTTATTATGCATAATAAGCTTAATGGAAAAAATATTAATTAAAATCTAACAATAAATATATTAAATACTCGACCTGGTGCTGGGCCACTCCTTTTCATGGATTGCAATCAAAGTTTCATCTACTGCTTCACGCAGGAGCGGTTCTATTTCTTCCTTGGGCCGCATCTCCAGAACCGGCGCCATCTTGGAAGGAATGGCCAGGAGAAGAGTGCGGACTGCGGTCATGGCTTTGCCGACCCAGAGCTGGCAGTCGGTGTTCAAGTGATACTGGCCAAGCTTGATCTTGTGTTCCAGCTCCAGCCGTTCACAGACGGCGGTGAGCTTGCGCAGCTCCAGTTCGTATTTCATGGGCGAGGCTGGCTCACTCGACAGCGTGCTGTGCTTGCCATTGTCGCTCATCCACTGCCGACAGGCCGGCACGTTGTAGCGGCCTTTGCTTTTGCGCGGGAACCCAGGTTCCTTGCTCCAGCGGATAACGGAGCGGCGATCTATTTCCAATTCATCCGCCAGATCCTGTTGTGTCTCGGCCCAGACCACTGTGCCGTTCTCTTCTCCGGCAATCTTGGCCAGATCTTCTTCCTTCATTTCCGAGTGAGCCATGGCTTGCTGCAGCCGCTTGGTCACCTCGGCTTTGCTACTCTTTTTCATTGACCCCCTTTTGTTGATGTTCTACTTCTCTCAGATTGAATATCATAGAGGAGGCCATTAGGGAAGCCTGCACACCGGCCGACCGCCGGCCGCCCTGGAAATGGGCTGAGGATTATTGTCATGTGGCCACTTCTCCTTTCCCAGGAAAATGGCGCTCGGTTCATTCGCCCTGGGTGAAGGAACCAATGGAGGCTTTTGCTGATAAAAGTGTGCGCACCATTTCCATCATGTGCAGTGCGCAATCAGCCAAGACTGAAACCATGCTGGTTACTTTGTGCTGGATTATCGCGGAAGATCCAGGCCCGACCATGTGGGTAACTTCTAACGATGATGAGAGCTTGAAGTTCTGCATCGAACGGTTAATGCCGACTCTTTACAACTGCGACCGAGTAAAGGAGCTGATGCCGAAAAATCTGGCCGGCTCCATCGACCGCCGCAAAGCCAAAGCCCAGGAGATTCATTTCCCGCGCATGACCCTGGAAGTGATCGGATCCAATTCTGAAGCCAAGCTCCAATCCAAACCGCGCCGATGGCTTTTAATGGATGAGGTGCGCAACTGGCCTCCAGGCGCATTGCCCACTGTGCTCAAACGAACCCGCGCCTACTACAATGCCAAGCGAATTATTATTTCCACTCCCCACCTCCAGCATGATGCGGTGCACCAGAACTTCATCCAGGGTGACCAGCGGCACTGGCATGTTCCCTGCCCCAGATGCGGTCTAGTTCAGGAATTGACCTGGGAAAAAATAAGGTGGGATGAAAACGAGGTCACCAGGCCGTATGGCCAATGGGACTTTGACCAGCTGGCCAAGACCATTCGCTTTGAATGCGAACAGGGTTGCAAGGTAACTGATAATCCGATTGATCGGCGTCACTTTGCCTGCGCTGGATCATGGGTTCCTCACAACCGGTTAGCTCCGCGCCATTACCGGAGTTATCACTGGAATGCTTTAATTCCGACCTGGGTTTTGTGGCGTGATTTGGTAGAGGAATTCATTAACGCCAACAAAGCTCTGGATTGGGGTGATACTCGGCCGCTCATGACCTTTATTAACGAGAGTCTAGGTCAGCCCTGGGAAGACCGGATGCAATGGGGCGATGACGCTTCCTACATGGAGGAGCGAAAGGGGGATTATCGGATGGGTGACCCGTGGGACAAGGAGAAGTTGCGTTTCCTCGCTGCCGATGTGCAGAAGGATTACCTGCGGTATGTCTGCAGGGTTTTTGGCGCCGGTGGTCAATCGAGATTGATTGACTACGGGACCTGCCGAACATTCGCAGATCTTAAAACCAAGGCCGACGAGCTGCATCTGGATCCAGATAATGTTATCATGGACGCGGC